CTATTCAGAGCAACGTAGAGTCAGAAGTTTTGATCAACATCAACAAGCACTTCGAATTCTCACGCATGATCGAAGATATCACCGAAGTACAGGCTCTCGCTTCTTTGCGTCAGTTCTACACAGGTGACGCAGGCTACGGTCTGGCCAAGCAGGTTGATAATGATCTGTTTGAACTGGCTAAGTCTTTCGGTGACGGTAACGGTTCTTCTTTCGTAAACTCTGGTTCGTTCCAGATCAACACCACTTCTGGTGCTCTTGAAGCGTATGACGCTGACGGCACTGCTGACATTGGTGCTTTCTCTGACGCAGCCTTCCGTGCGCTGATTCAGAAGCAAGACGATGCAGACGTTCCTATGGACAACCGTAGCTTCATCGTACCACCTTCGCTGCGTAACGCTATCATGGGTATTGATCGTTACACTTCTACTGACTTTGTTAATGGCAAGGGCGTAGAGACTGGTAAGATTGGTAACCTGTACGGCGTTGACGTATACGTTTCTACTAACGTCCCTACTCTTGAGTCAGGCGTTCGTGGCGCACAGCTGATCCACAAGGACACTAACGTTCTTGCAGAGCAGCAGTCTATTCGTTCACAGACTCAGTACAAGCAGGAGTTCCTCGGTACTCTTTACACTGCTGACACTTTGTATGGCGTTCAAGTCATGCGTCCAGAAGCAGGCTTCACCTTAGCTGTACTTTAAGCTAAACTGGGGGATTCTTCACGGAGTCCCCCTTTCTTTATTCTTTTATTCTCTCCTAGCATTTTACAGGTGTCTTGATGTCTAATTATACAAAAACCACAAACTTTGCTACTAAAGATGCGTTACCTTCTGGCAACCCTGCTAAGATTGTTAAAGGAACTGAGATTGATACAGAGTTCAATAACATTGCTACAGCAGTGGCTACGAAGGCTAATACAGCAGATCCTACTTTTACTGGTACAGTTACAGCTCCGGTTGTAGTTGCCAGCACATCTATTAATATTGCAGGTGACGGTGCAACTGTTACTGGTATTAAAGATGAAGATGACATGGCAAGCAATAGTGCTACCAAGCTTGCTACACAGCAATCAATTAAAGCCTACGTTGACTCACAAGTAACCGCACAGGACTTGGACGTAACGGACGGCACCACAAGCATTTCAATTGACTTAGACAGCGAAGCTCTGAGTCTTCTAGGCGGTACGGGCATCGACTCTACTGCTTCCGGTAATGGCGTTACAATGGCTATAGACTCTACTGTAGCTACGCTTACAGGCTCACAAACGCTTACAAATAAGACTCTAACTTCTCCTGACGTAAACACTCCTGACATTGATGGCGGTACTATTGACGGTACTGTAATCGGCGGTACAACAGCCGCAGCGGGTTCATTCACAACCGTAGGCGCTACAGGGAACATTACAGTTGGCGGTACAGTCGATGGTCGTGATGTTGCTACAGATGGTACGAAGCTAGACGGCATCGAAGCTGGTGCAACTGCTGACCAAACTGCTGCTGAGATTAAAACAGCGTATGAAAGCAATGCAAACACTAATGCGTTTACAGATGCTGACGAGTCTAAGCTAGATGGCATTGAAGCTCTTGCAGACGTAACGGACACAGCAAACGTTACAGCCGCTGGCGCACTAATGGACAGCGAGTTGACTAGCATTACAAGCGTTAAAGCTCTTGACCAAGGCGTTGCTACTACTGACAGCCCCACCTTTGCAGCAGCTACAGTCACAGGCGAAATCACAGCCAACGGCGGCATAGCATTGGGTGATAGTGACGTTGCTACGTTTGGTGATGGTGATGATTTACGCATCTCACATGATGGGACGCACAGCAAAATTCAAGAAGTAGGCACTGGTGACCTTAAAATTCAGGCGAGTAACTTGCTGTTAGAAGCAGAGGACGGTACTAATTACATTTATGCTGTAGATAATGGTTCTGTTAGATTATATCACCCTGACGCGACAAATGGCATCAAACTAGCCACCACAGCCACAGGCATTGATGTAACCGGTGTAATAACTACAGATGGTATGACTACCTCTGCTGACGTTAGCTTCGGTGATAACGACAAAGCCATCTTCGGCGCTGACAGCGACCTACAGATTTATCATAGCGGCACAGATAGTATTATTGAAGAAAGTGGGGCTGGTAATCTTTTTATTCGTGGAGCTAACACTTTTATACAAAATCCCACTGGCTCATTAACGTACATGAGAGGGATAGATGGCGGTGCTGTTGATATACGTTACGCAGGAGCAACCAAACTAGCCACCACCGCCACAGGCATAGACGTTACGGGGACTATCACCAGCGATGGGCTGACTGTGGATAATACTAGCGGTGCTGAAGTTATTATTAGTCGGAACGATACGTCTCTCACTGATGGAGATTTTATTGGCGGCATTAAATTTGGCACAAATGACAGCAGTACAGCGTATGGCACACCGCCACATTATTCTGCTGGCATAAAGGCAAAGGCTTTTGGCACAGTTGGCCTGATGGATATGCACCTTTATGCGGGTCAGACAAATGATGCGTATGAGGAAGATACGCCATCAATGACTTTGCATTACAGCGGAGACATCAGCTTCTACGAAGACACAGGCACAACGCCTAAGTTCTTCTGGGATGCGTCTGCGGAGTCTTTGGGTATTGGTACTAGTTCGCCTAGTGGTAAGTTAGATGTTGAGCTAGGTGCAGATGGTGTTATTGCTGAGTTTAGAGGGGCGGACTCTGACCTTATTCAAATTAAAGGCGCATCCAATACAATAGCTTTAGACACTCGAAACACAGCGGCTTTAACTTTTGAGATGCAAGGCACAGAACGCATGCGCATAAACAGCGCAGGCAGTTTAATGCTGGGGACTACTAACAGCAACATATTCGCAAGCTCCTCAGAGAATGGGCTTGTTATAACCCCCACTGGTCAAATAAGACAAGCCACTAATGCAGTATCTATGTACTTAAACCGCACAGGTAGTGACGGCACTATTGCAGAATTCCGCAAAGACGGCTCAACCGTAGGTAGTATTGGTACTTTGTCTAGTAGGCTTTATGTCGGAACGGATGACGTTGGTCTTTTCTTTGATTCATCTGCCTCGAATGCTATTGAGCCTTTTAATGTTGGAACAACCTCATCGGCAGACGGTTCTATTGATTTAGGCGCAAACACTACACGCTTCAAAGACCTCTACCTATCAGGCGGTGTCTACCAAAACGGGACACGCTTAACTAAAAGGACTTCCCCTAGCTCTGGCGGAAGTGGAATATTTGCTTCTATAACTAACGCTCCTCAAACAGGCTTTGTACATATATACGAAACTGGAACTGACAAATACCTTATTTTGGCTTGTTTTAAAAAGGATACTTCCTCAACCCCTGTCACGAATGTAGTAGCAAATAACGGACTTACGGTTAATGCAACAAACGCAGGCGGTACTATTGCTATTGGTGGCCACACATCAAGCGGTAACGTAAAAATGCAAGCAACTATTATTAGAGAGGGCTAAAAATGGCTATTGAAACTTTTACTAAAGAAAATGTAAATCTTCACGCAGAACAGAACCGTAAAAATGCGTATGAAAAAACAACTGACCCTATGTTTATGCAAGTACAACGTGGTGAGATAACTCAAGAGGAGTGGGTTGTAGAAATAAATAAAATAAAACAGCAGTTTCCTTATGTGGATGCTGATATAGAAATGGAAGTAGGCGAACCTGCGGTTATTGCCGCTTATAACGAATCACTAGAAGAAGGTATTTAATCATGGCAGTAATTTGGAACATCTCAACATTAGAGCGCAACACTGATAACGGTGTTGTTGTAGCACATTGGCGCGCATCAGACAGCGACGGCGACCACTCAGGCAGTAGCTACGGCACTTGTGGCTTTACACCTGACGCATCTGCTGATGGCTATGTAGCCTATGACAACCTAACCGAAGAAAACGTTATTGGTTGGGTCAAGGGAAGCATGGGCGAGGAAGCTGTAACAGGCGTAGAAGATTCTATCGCTGCACAGATTGCAGAGTCAAAGGCTCCAGCTATCTTTGTTGGAACACCTTGGTAAGATGATCGACCCAGTCTCTGCCGTTGCTATGGCTACAACTGCGTATAAGACTATCCAGAAGATGGTAGAGCTGGGTCGTGATGTAGACGATACTCTGGGTCAGGTGGGTAAGTGGTACTCAGCTGTCTCAGACTTTCAAGAAGCTAAGAAGCAAGCAGAGAATCCACCACTATTCAAGAAGATATTTAACGGCAAGTCCGTTGAGCAAGAAGCTCTTGATGTTTACATGCATGAGAAGAAGATAGCAAAGCAAGAGAAAGAGCTACGTGATTTGCTTCGCATGACTTACGGGCCAGAAGGTTACAAAGAACTGCTGGATATGCGTAAGAAGATTAAGCTACAACGAGAGAGAGCAGTGTATGCACAAGCACGTAAGCGCAAGGCTCTCATCTGGAACACAATAAGCATAGCAGCAATTGTCGCAATGATAGCTGCGCTTTATCAACTAACAATATTTATATTAGGGAACTTATAATGGTTGAAGAAACTAAACAAGTTTTAGACGTAGCGGCAGCGTCTACAGCAGTCTTTACAATGGCTGCTTGGCTACCTCCAACAGCCTCTATCCTCACCATTATTTGGTTAGCTATAAGGATATACGAGTCCGACACCGTTAAAGGATTGCTAGGAAAGAACAACGACATATCATAATTTACTTGACAAATCAACTAAAATAGTGTATAATATATGACAATTCTTAGTTCATTGATTGGCCCAGTAGCAGACCTAGCAACAGGTTTCCTAAAGAACAAAGCAGAAGAGAAGCAGGCAAAGCATCAGGCTAAGATGTCTGTTATTCAGAACGATGCTGACTGGGAAAGTAAGATGGCAGACGCATCAGGCCAGAGCTGGAAAGACGAGTTTTGGACTATTATATTAGCTATCCCCGTGTTCATGGTTGGCTATGCTATTGCAGCTAACGATGTAACAATCATTGCTAGAGTCTCTACAGGCTTTGAAGCGTTGTCTAAGTTACCTGAGTGGTATCAATATTTATTATTTATAGCTATTAGCTCCAGCTTTGGTATACGTGGAGTTGACAAAATAATGCAAATGAGAAAATAACTATGGCTTTACAACCAAGATTTGCTACAGACTTTGAGTCCCGTACAAACACTCCTACTGGTATGCTTACTGGTACGCCTGCTGCTGGTTTTGTTAAGCCTGCAATACAACCTATACAACCTATACAACCTATACAACCTGTGCAACCAACAGTTGAACAGCCACGTATGACTACAATGCCTGTGTCGGAAAAGTTTACACAGCCTGTAGCTCCTGTAACTTCTCGTACCACTGACACACTATTTGGTGACTATACTAAACCTGCTCCTGCTTCTCCTACTTTAGCTCCTGCTACTACACAGCCTGATGCTTTAGGGAGCTATACAGACTTTCTTGGTCAACAAGAATTACAAGGACGCGCTTTAGGTTTAGGAGCTATAGAGTCTGGAGATTTTAGTGGTTTAGCTGGTGCAGACATTAATAAACTTAGTCAAGATCCTCGCAATGTTACGGAAGTTTTTGACAAAGCAATAGACGAGAATGTTTTAAGCTACATTGCTGAAAATGAAATACCTCCTTTTAAAGAAATTAACGGTCAGAAAGTTTATTTAAACACCGGCAGAGATACAGCACAGACAGCACTTGGCGGTGGTTTAGCCACTGAAGAAGGTGCTAAAGCTGGTAAGTATGTAGGTCTAGGCCCAGTTGGTGAGTATAATGTTATTTGGCAGGAAGAGCCTACAGGTACTGAAGCTGTACTTAATGATCCTTTGATTAACGTAGCTGCTGCTTTTATTCCCGGCGGTACTCTTGCATTAACAGCGGCTAAAGGCGCTACAGGCGAAACACTAGACACAGGTGACTGGCTTACGCTAGGCATGGGTGGTTTGGAAATGGCAGGTGTTATTACTCCTCCTTCGACACCCGCTAATGGTATAGGGCCGGTAGATCAAGGTGTTGGCTTGTTTGGTACTACCTACAATCAAACTAAAGATATTCTTGAGACAGCTACCGCGCTTGGCGAAGGAAATGCTGCTGGTGCTTTGATTAAAGGTTTTGATTTAGCAACTCCTGCACTTGAAGCAATAGGTTTAGGGCCAGATATTTTTGATAACTCAGTAGTAGACTACGATGCTTTTAAAGAAGGTATTGAAGAATCTGCCTCTGCTCTTGCTAACGGTGAAAGTTTAGATGATGCTTTAAAAGCAGGCGTTATAGACTATGTTAGAGAAGACGATAATATTGATATTGGTGGCGTTAAAGAAATTGTTAAAGAAATTGGCAGAGAGCTTGACGATAACTTTTTCCAGCCTATCCTTAACTCCTTGCCTGAGTTTGACAATACTTTGCTTGACGGATTAAAGCAGTTTGGCAGAGAGTTTGATGATGAAGTTTTACAAGAAATTAAAGCAGGTGTTGAAGACTTTGCTCCTGAGATTGAGGACTTTGTACGTACAGTTGGTAGCGGTACTGAGGATGTAGTCAGAGCTGTTGGTCGAGGAACTGAAGATGTTGTTAAAGCTGTAGGCGGCGATGTAATAGACGCTCTTGGCCCAATAGGTTCTCAGTTAGAAGACATAGCTAGAGCCACTGGAAGCACTGTAGAAGATGTGCTTAAAGGTGTTGCTGGAGTAGGTGAGGATATTCTTGGCGGAGTAGAAGACGTAGGCGAAGATGTCTTAAATGCTTTAGGCCCGATAGGTTCTCAACTAGAAGATATAGCCAGAGCTACTGGCAGTACGGTTGAAGATGTTATTAAAGGTGTGGCTGATGTTGTCAGTCCTTTGGGCGCAGGTATTGAGGACGTTGTAAGAGCTACAGGTAGTGGACTGGAAGACGCTATTAGAGCTACAGGTAGTGAGCTAGAGGACTTTATACGACCTATTGGTTCAACAGTAGAAGACATTGCTAAAGCTACAGGAAGAACAGTAGGTGACGTTTTAGAAGGCGTAGCTGATCTTACTGGAGACTTAGGGTCTAACTTAGAAGATGCTATTAGAGAAGGTGGTAGCGCACTAGAGGACTTTATACGCCCGATTGGCTCAACCATTGAAGACATTGCTCGTGTTACTGGATCAACAACTGAAGACGTTCTTAAAGGTGTAGCAGCTGCCGGTGGTGAAATTATCGGTGAGATAGGTGAAGTAGGTGAGGACATATTAGATGCTCTTGGCCCACTAGGATCTACACTTGAAGACTTTGCAAGAGCTACTGGCTCTACGTTAGAAGATGTACTGAGAGATGTAGGTGGGTTAGGCGAAGACATCTTAGGTGGTGTAGCTGAACTAGGCAGTGATCTTGCAGGAGCTATTAGAGAATCCGGTAGTGGTCTTGAAGATTTTGTAAGAAGCACCGGTAGTTCCCTTGAAGATGTCGTAAGAGCTTCTGGTAGTACCTTAGAAGACTTAGTAAGAGAGTCAGGAAGCACCCTAGAAGACGTTGTAAGAGCTTCTGGCAGCACCTTAGAGGACATAGTAAGGGTTTCAGGAAGTGGCTTAGAAGACGTTGTAAGAGCCACAGGAAGCACAATGGAAGATTTGTTAAGAGTTACAGGCAGTTCCATTGAAGACGGCATAAGAGTCTTAGGCAGTGGCTTTGAAGATTTGCTTAAAGCAACAGGAAGTACCTTAGAGGATTTACTGAAGGCAGGCTTTGGTGGGTTGTCAGCCCAACAGGCAAGTCAAGCTGAAGCGGAACGTAGAGCACAGTTAGCAACAAGAACTACAGATAATTTGTTTGGACAAGATTTATTTAAATTTGATGTACAACAAACTCCTGAATATGATTTAGTACAATTACAAAAAAGGTATAAAGCATGACATATCTACAGCTAGTAAACAGTGTATTACGTAGATTACGAGAAGACGAGGTATCAACTGTAGATCAAAACAGTTATTCACGTTTGATAGGTGAGTTTGTTAATGAAGCTAAAGAAAGTGTAGAAAACAGTTGGGACTGGACTGGTCTACGGACTACGGTTGTTATCCCTACTGTCCAGTCTACTTATCTCTATACTATTGCTGATTCTCAGAATAAGATTAAAGTATTAAATGTTGTCAACGACACAGGCAACACGTTTATGTCAAGACGTGGCAGCAGTTGGATGCGTAATCTATTTTTAATACAAGATCCTCCAGAGAGTTCTCCACAGTATTACAATTTAAAGACGTTGGATGCTAACGGGGATAATGTGTTTGAAATTTATCCTATTCCTGACGGTGTGTATAATCTTAATTTTAGTATTGTTAAAAGAGAAGGTTACTTTACTGCTGACACTGATACCTTAAAAGTCCCTACACAGCCTGTGCTTCTACTAGCCACAGCATTAGCTGCTAGAGAGCGTGGAGAGACTGGTGGTACTTCAGCAGCGGAACAGTTTGGTTTAGCTGACAGAGCCATTGCAGATGCTATTGCATATGATGCTGCTCAACACCCTGACGAGACTATCTGGACGACTGTATAATGGCACAACAACTACAGAACATAACAA